TAGTGCCAATGCTGTCAATATTACGACAGTCATTGCAGATGATAGTCATAATCACGTTATCAGTAATGTTGATGGATTACAAACTGCATTAGATGCGAAAGCAACGCTGTCTCAATTAACTGGCACTAATACTGCTATTAGAACTTTAGTTTCTGATAGAATGCAGGTTGCTAATGTAACTGCTAGATTCGTAACTTCTGATGCATCTATTGCTACGAAGATGTCAGTTGCTAATACTCAAGCATTATTTGCTACTGTATCTGCTAACAATGCAACTATCAATAAGAAAATGTCAGTTGCTAATACACAGACATTACATACATCTGTTACTGCTAACCTGAACAGTTACATTGCTAATACTAACCCTAGAATTACAAATATTCTTTCTTCGATAACTGGAACTAATACTGCTATTAGAACTTTAGTTTCTGATAGAATGCAGACTGCTAATACAACCTTATTAGTCAATGATAGGATGCAGGTTGCAAACGTAACATCATTACTAGCAAATAAATTAAACATCACAGATTCAGGTCAAGGTTTTTCTGAATCTACGGTTTTTGAATTTCCTACTGGAAACTATGACGGATCTGATTCGTATATCGGTCAAACAACAGTTGATGCCTTCGGAGTAGCATTATCCAACATATTTTCATGTATGGAACCAATTGGATCTACTGATGCAGTAGATTTAGGAACATTATAAATAAATTAAAAATTAGGAGTATAGAAAATGCCAACTACAGTACAATTTAGAAGAGGAACTACGGTACAGAACGATGCCTTTACTGGTTCTGTGGGAGAGTTATCAATAGATACTACTCTTGATGAGTTAAGAGTTCACGATGGTGTTGTTGCTGGTGGTGTTGCAACTGCAAGGAAATCAGAATTAACCAAGATGATGAGTGTTGCAAATACTCAAACACTACACACTAGTGTTACTGCTAATCTAAATAGTTATGTTGCTAATACTAATCCAAGAATAACAAATGTGTTAAGTTCTATTGGTTCTACTAATACTGCTATTCGTTCTTTAGTATCAACTGAATCGTCTAGAGTTGGTTTGGTTAATACTAATTTGACTGGTACCAATACTGCTATTAGAACTTTAGTGTCTGATAGAGTACAAGTAGCAAACAACAATACACTGTTAGGAGCTAAAGCGACATGGGATGCTCTAACTGCTACTAATACGTCTGTAAGAACTGCAGCAACTGGCGATGCAATGGCAATGAGCATTGTGTTTGGATAGTATAAAATAATTATAAATATAGTAAATTAAAAGGATGACAAAAAATGGCAAATACATTTAAAAACGCAGGAGTTGCGATAGGAACTTCAAGAACTACCTTATATACTGCTCCATCTGCAACGCAGTCGGTTGTACATGCATTGTATATTAGTAACGTAGACGGAACTAATAATGCTACAGTAACAATTGAAATAACGATTGATGGTGGTATTACATATAGACATATTGGTAAAACTATTCCAGTAGATGCGGATTCTACGTTAGTGTTAGAAAAACCAATCAATTTAGAAGCGGGAGATATTTTAGCAGTGACAGCGTCGGCAACAAGCGACCTAGAAGCAGTTGCTAGCATTTTGGAGATTACATAATGGGTTACATAGAAAATAAAATTCTTGGTAGAGATATAAACAGTGCTACTGGTACTGCCAATACTACTACTTATTTAAGAGGTGATGATAGTTGGGCAACTCCTACTGATACAGGTTTATTAAATGTTGTTGAAGATACTACACCCCAATTAGGTGGTGACTTAGCATCTAATGGTAATGATATTAACTTCGGTGATAACGATAAAGGACAGTTTGGTGCGGGAAATGACTTACAGATTTATCACGATGGTATTCATAGTTATATTTCTGACACTGGTACGGGCAACTTATTTATAAAAGCGTCTAATAATCTAACATTAGAAAGTGCTACAGGTGAAAACTACTTAGCTGGCGTTGCTGATGGTTCAGTAACACTTTACCATAATGCTGTTGCCAAACTAGCCACAACCACTGCTGGTGTGGATGTTACTGGTACAGTTGTTTGTGATGGTGCTAATCTACAAGATAACGAATTAGTTCGTCCAGTATTGAAAGACTATGCTGAAAAATGTAACAACCTCGGTGCTATTAGTGGAACAACTTCAATCAACATGGAAAGTGGTAATTATATAACCGCAACTATATCTGGGACGACTACGTTTACATTTGACAATCCATATAATGGTTCTAATGATGGTACTTCATTCACATTAGTTCTTACTAATGGTGGTGCTTCTACAGTGAATTGGCCAGTTACGGTTGATTGGCATGATGCAACTGCTCCAACATTAACATCTAGTGGTGTGGATATGTTAGTATTCACTACTCCAAATGATGGAAGTACATGGTATGGGTTTATTGCTGGACAGGCAATGGCATGATTTTGATTTTGATTAAGGAGATATAATATGCCTTTAGGTGCAAATAAAGTATTGTTCGGTGCAGGAACTAGAAACCAAGGCGCTGCAGCTGGGACGTTTGAAGGAAATAGTGGTGATTCTGGAATATTGTTAGATGGATGTGTGTATCAATTTTGGGATATAACCGTGACTGGTGCAGTTGCAACATATTTCGGTGATGGTTTGAATATGGGTAAGTCTTTTGGTGACGGCATGGCAGCTAATGGCAGTGGCCAAAGATGTGTGACCCACGGCCATGGTTGTAATGGTTACACTGGAAAGATTGACTATGTCACCGTGAACAGTAAGAGTAACGCATCATTTTTTGGTAATATGGAAAATAATCATATTACAGACGCAATGTCTAACAATACTAATAATCGTGCTTGTTTTACTGGTGGTAGATATTCCAATGCGTATGATGGAGATATCGATTATGTAAATATATCATCTACAGGAAATGCTAGTAACTTTGGCAGTTTATGTTTTAGTGGTACTCACATGGGAACATGTAGTAACGGAACAAGTAATAGAGCATTGACTGCTGGAGCATGGAGAAAATATGGTGGACCATTAGCTACAATGTGTTATTTTAATATGGGATCTACTGGTAATGCTAGTAACTTTGGTAGTTTGGCCACTGCCACGGGATTTAAGGCAGGCACTTCAAGTCTAACAAACAACCGTGCGTTGTGGGCTGGTGGAACAAGTTCAAGCAGTGTTGAGTATAGTAATATTTCATCTGGAAGCAGTACTTCTAGTTTCGGAAATGTCCCTCAAGCATCAGGCAATTTTGCAGGTGGTCTTTGTAGTAACGGAACAGCAGGAAGAGCAGTTGGTGTAGTAGGTTATGACAATGGCTCAGGAAGTTATGTTTCATCATCAATGTATTATGTTTCTATTAGCAGCACTAGTAATTCTAGCGACTTTGGAACATTGTATGCGGATGTTGGATCAACTGTGGGGTGTGAGTCTAATTCCACATAAATTATATTATAAAGGTGAATGATGAGTGATATTATAAAATTGACGAAAGATGAAAGTGGGAAAGATGAAAGTGGGTTAAATGTATTAGCGACCCATAGAGGTGGACTTCAAACAATTACAGCTGAAAAATTAGCAGTAATTAGTGAGAAAATGGTCGAGGTAGATCGTGCTAATAATACTGCTGGTAAGATGAATACGCAGACTACCAGTCAGTTGATGACTTTAACAATGTTAAATGATTCTCCGTATAGGAGATTGAGGCAATGCCTTGCTGAGATTGAAAAGACTAGAGGTACTCTAGGTGATACATATTATGCTAACAAAATGGCTCTTATTCAAATTCAACGTTGGAGAGAAATGGGTGATGATATGTCACTAGTGCGTATTGAGAAGAAAGAATATGAAATGGGCAGAAGGAAGATGTATATTGATGGAGCATTGAAAGAAATCGCTACATTCCAATGTGCTTATGATGAGATTAGAGAGGCAAATGGTATTCCTGAGAATTGGGATGAACGTGATGCTGAAGAAGATGAAATTGCTCATCACATTAAAATGGCATTTAGAAACTGTATTAGAGATTTAATACAAAACAATGCAATGAATATGGGAACTATGGAATATTTAGAGCAATATGGTATTCATCCACAAACTGCTAGAAAGGTGGTTCAGGATTATATTGAGGAAGAAGAAAAAATGATTGCTGAAGGAAACTTTCCAACAGTGAATAGATTATATGACTTTTTAGACACTATGGTGGAGACGTTTAAAAATGCGCATAAAGATGTGATGAACCGAATTGGTATCAAAGAAATTATAAGAAACGATTATTTATATTTAGAAAAGGAAAAGGAGAAGAAATGAATTATTATTACGACGGAAAGGTAGACTCTTTACGGTTTTTATTTCCACAAATAAGTTGGCCTGGCGTTGTATCTGATGAAGATGCTGCAACTGTTGGTGCCATTCCCGCACCAACACCACCTTCAATCGACCGTGCAACACAAAAAGTTGACACTATCCCAGGTGAAGAGCAATCTGGAGAATGGATTACTTGGATTGTTAGAGATCTATCAGATTCTGAAATCTTGACCAACCTAAAATTAAAAAGAAACGGACTACTTTCCGCAACTGATTGGTATGGTGCTTCTGATGTTACTATGCCATCAACTGTTGCGACTTGGAGACAAGAACTAAGAGATTTGCCTGCCAATACTGCAGACATTAGAAACCCAGTTTTTCCAACAGAACCAACAGGTCTTGTAAAAATCAGTCCTCTGTAAACTTCCCTTTCCAATTTGATTATGCTATATTATGTTATACGAAAATATTGATTTTGATAGAGACGAAAGCACTTTAAATAATTTATACCACTCAGAAAACAAAACACTTTTTGAATCGACGTGTAGGAAATTATTAGATAAATGGCCTGAGTCTGAAAAAGTTTTAGAATTGCTTGGAAATTATTACCAAAAGAATAAAAATTTTGTTGATTCTTTTAAAGTTTATAATGAGATCCTCAGAATAAATCCAGACAGTTTTTGGATATATAATAATAGGGGGACATTGTCTAGGGCAATGGGATTCTTGACAGATGCTGTTGAGGACTATACCACATCTATAAAAATCAATCCTGAAAACGCAGAAGCATACTACAATCGTGGTAATGCATTACAAGAAATGGGACTTTTGGAAGAATCTATCTCAGATTATAAAACTGCCATATCAATCAACAAAGAATACACAGAAGCATATGGGAATCTAGGCACAGCGTATCTTGATTATGGAGACTTAGATAAGGCGAAGGAAAATTATTTACACGCAGTCAAATTGAGACCAAACTATCCAATTGCACATTTCAACTTGAGCGGTATAATCACATTTGTTAAAAACGATCCAGTGATCGATTATCTGGAAAGCATTTATCCGCAAGCATTAGGAATTGATAGGGGTTATATAGCATTTTCATTAGGTAAAGCATTTGATGATATTGGGGAATATGATAAGTCGTTTAAATATTTTTATGAGGGAAATAATTTAAAGAGAAAGGGATTAGATTATAGTATATCTATGGACAAGGATTATTTAACCACCATAAAAACCGTATTCGATTCTTCTACTATTATTCCATCTAAACAAAAAAGCGAATACACCCCCATTTTTATTGTTGGTATGATGAGATCAGGAACGTCTTTGGTTGAACAAATATTATCAACACACACAAAGGTGTATGGTGCTGGTGAATTGAATTCATTAGAAGATATTATAATTCCGTTAATAGATTCAAATAAGAATGGGTTATCTGACAATGACATAACCACTATAAGAAACAATTATACGCAAGTATTAAATTCATTTAATGTTAATGAAAAGGTTGTTGTTGACAAAATGACTTACAATTTCCAGTGGATTGGGTTTATCCTGGCAGCATTTCCTAATGCAAAAATTATTAATATGGTGAGAGATCCAATTGCCACTGGTTGGTCAATATATAAACATAACTTTTCTGGTGATGATCATGAATATGCGTATAATTTAAAAGAGATTGCTGAGTTTAATAACCTATACGAAGATATGATGGCATTTTGGAAAGAGAAATTTCCTGGGAAGATATATAATGTTGGATACGAAAACTTAACAGAAAATCAATTAGAAGAATCTAAAAATATATTAGAATTTTGCGATTTAGAATGGCAAGATAAGTGTTTAGATTTCCATAAAACTAAAAGAGCAGTGAGGACTTCTAGTATTGTTCAAGTAACAAAAAAAATGTATAAAGGTAGTTCGGATAAATGGAAATCATACAAAAAATATCTGCAACCACTAATAAGTAGAATAGATAAGCACAATCATAATTAAAATTATTATAAATAGTTCTATACAAATACATTCCGGAACTATTCAATGGCAAACCCCACTACTAGAGAAGAACTTAAAAAGTATTGTCTAAGACGTTTAGGTGCTCCAGTCATCGAGATTAACGTTGATGAAGACCAAATACAAGACCGACTTGACGATGCACTCGCATTCTATCACGACTATCACTATGATGGTACAGAGAGAACATTCTTAAAGCATCAACTAACTGCTACTGATATTACTAATAAGTATATCGCAATCCCTACTACTGTTAATAGCATTATTGATATATTCCCTTTGGGTAATAATACAAGTTCTAATAACATCTTCAATGCTAAGTATCAAATCACACTAAACGATATTCAAAACTGGACTGGTTATCAGTTTGCTAATTTTGTAATGTCAATGGAACGTGTTGCCTTAATGCAAGAATTACTTGTGGGTAGACAACGTTACAGGTTTAGTCGTCATACTGATAAATTATATTTAGATGCTGATTGGTCAAGTTTAACTGCTGGTGAGTATGTTATTATTGAATGCTACAAAGCAATGGATCCTGAAACTTATTCACAAGTTTATGGTGATTGGTGGTTGAGACGCTATGCTACTGCGTTGATTAAAAAGCAATGGGGTCAAAACCTTTCTAAGTTTGAAGGAATGCAACTTCCAGGTGGAGTTACCTTTAATGGTACGCAAATACTACAAGATGCTACTGAGGAAATTGCTAAACTTGAAGAAGAAGTAATTACTAATCAAGGTGGTTTAGTATTTGACTTAACAGGTTAATATGTCTACGACTAATCTTTACTTTAACAACTATGGAAACTTCCAAGAACAGAGTCTAATTGAAGACCTGATTATTGAGAGCATCAAGATCTATGGCATTGAGTGTTTCTACTTGCCTAGAACTATGGTCGCCGAAGATAACTTATTTGGTGAAGATGTTCTATCTAAATTTGAGAATGCATATCCTCTAGAAATGTATGTCAAATCAACTGACGGTTTCGAGGGTGATGGCGACTTCCTTTCTAAGTTTGGACTTGAGATTAGAGATGAGATGGTTCTCACTATTTCGCAAAGACGATTCGGTGAAGAGATTGCTATTAGTGATACAACCGAATCTATTGGTAGACCTGCTGAGGGTGATTTAATTTACTTCCCCCTTAACGGTAAAACGTTTGAGGTTAAGTTCGTTGAACACGAAGCAATTTTCTATCAGATGGGTGGGTTACAAACCTACGACTTACGTTGTGAATTATTTGAATACAGTCATCAAGTTATTGACACTGGTATTGCTGGTATCGATGCACTTGAAGATGATTTATCTGGTGATATGTCATTCTTCGAATTACTTGATGAAGATGGTAACGTTCTTGCGTTTGAAAGTGGCGATCAAATGATACAAGATGGATTCCGTGTTGAGACTGCAGATAAGTCTGCTAATAACGAATTCTTCCAAACTTCATCAGCAGACTTTATAGATTTTTCAGAGAGCAATCCGTTCTCTGAAGGGACAGGGTGGTAACATATGTTCGGACATTCATACTATCATAGTGCTATAAGAAAACATATTATTATGTTTGGCAATATGTTCAACGACATAGACGTTTCTCGTTTTAATAAAGCAGGAACGGCAGTACAAACTATTCGTGTTCCTATTGCTTATGGTCCAAAAGAAAAGTTTCTTGTACGTTTAAGAGATGATGCTAACCTTAATAAAAAGGTAGCAATAACTTTACCTAGACTTTCGTTTGAAGTTACGGATATGACTTACGATCCGACTAGAACGTTGAACAAGATGCAACGTAACACCAATATAAGTAAAGGTGCTGACAAAAATCGTTCACAATTTACTCCAGTTCCTTATGATATTAATATCACGTTAAGTGGTATGTTCGATAACAATGAGGATGCTGTTCAAGTTGTTGAGCAAATCCTACCGTTCTTCAGACCAGAGTGGACTAATTCAGTCAAACTTGTTCCTGAGATGAATGAGTATTATGATATTCCTACTGTATTAACTGGTATGAGTATTGAAGATGCATATGATGCAGACTTCCAGTCTAGACGTGCCATCATCTACACATTTACATTTACGGTTAAAGGTTATATCTTTGGACCAGTAAGTAACAAGGGTGTTATTAAAAGAACTATACTTGACTTTACATCAGACCTAACAGGTGGACCTGACTCTAAGATTAAATTGACTCCAGGTCTATTGGCAAATGGCAATCCTACTTCTAATTCAAGTGCGAGTATAGCAATTGGTGGTATTACTTCTAATACTGACTATGGTTATGCATTTGATAAGTTTGATTACTTTGATGGAAAGGATCGACACAATCACGACTAAACAATGAGAATATATTATGACAACAAATCTAACCAAAAACCTTAACGATATACTAGACGTAGACTCAGACTTAATTGAAACTGATACTGCGATCTCAACTGCAGTCGTACACGGTGATAAGCAAACTGACATCAACGATGACTACGAGTTTGCTAGAGAAAACCTTTACAGTGTTATTGATAAAGGTACACAAGCACTAGACTCTCTATTAGATCTAGCAAAGGTTTCAGAACACCCACGTGCTTTTGAAGTAGTTGCTACGTTATCAAAAACCTTAATGGATGCTAACAAAGATTTACTATCTATTCAAAAGAAAGTAAAAGAGTTACAACGTGAGGAAGAAGATACTGGTAGCACTAATACAGCACAGAACGTGACGAATGCTTTATTCGTAGGCAGTACTGCGGAATTACAAAAGATGTTAAAAGGATAGTATAATATACTTTAATGCACTTAAAGATTGACATAGTAGTCGTTATAGAGTATAATAAGTGATAACGACTTAATTTTAAATAGAGGATATATTATGAATGAAGATAATTGGCAGAAGATAGGGTTTACTTGTAGTTCGTTCGACTTGTTACACGCAGGTCATATTGCTATGCTTAAAGAGTGTAGTGAAAATTGTGATAAACTAATCGTTGGTCTAAACGTTAATCCTCATAAGAATGGTAGATACCCAGTGCAATCTGTGGTTGAACGTTATGCTCAATTGTCAGCAGTTAAGTATGTTGATGAGATTATCCCCTACAATACTGAAGCAGAGTTGATTGATTTACTTCAACTGTATCATATTGACGTAAGGTTTATTGGATCTGATTATAGAGATAGTTCTTTCACTGGTGACGACTTGCCAATTGATACATATTATAATAGACGTGACCACAACTTCTCATCATCTGGTTTAAAGAAACAAGTGTGTGAAAATCAAGCAACTAGAATGTTAGACGGTGATGTAGTAAAGGATAATGATACTTATACTATTGTGGATAATACAGATCTAGAACAACTAACCGTTTCAACCACAATACTTAAACCAAGTCAAGAAACATCTGGTCACAGTCACGAAGGTATTGAAGAAGTTTATACATTCCTATCTGGTCAAGGATCTATGATTATTGGTGATTTGGAACATCACATTGAAGCAGGTAAAGCATTTATTATTCCAGATGGGGCATATCATAAAGTATATAACAAGTCTGATGATGAAGACTTAATGTTCATCTGTGTATTTAATCAAAGACGTAACCACTAAAGCATTACTACTAACGTCCATTCTATTCTTGAGTGGATGTTCAACGTTTGATATAATATCGTCTTCACTAAATGCAGTACAACTTGTTGCTGAAGAACCAAACGCAGTTGTCAAGAAAAAGGTGAAGAAGGTTGAACCAGTTAAGAATTGGAATCCACCCAAAGTAACTCCAATCATCCCAACTAAAACAGAAACACCTAAACCTACTAAGGAAGAAAGGAACTTTCCTTGGTGGGCATTCATATTAGCAATCGTCTCTGGAACGGCATATCTTATAAATATGGTAAAACATAATAACAAAAGGTGATTATATGATTCCAGTTGAATTGATAACAATGGCAGGTGGTGCTGCGATGGGTGGTCTATTTAAGTTTATGGATGCTGCTCAGAAAGCAAAACGTGAGCAACAGAAACTTCTAATTGAAAAGATTAATGCCGAGCAAGAAGTTAAAGCAAAAGACAGAAAATCTGCTACCGAGTCTGCCGATGCTGCAGCAAAACGTACAAGTGATCCATTCTCAAAACTAACAAGACGTATCTTTGTATTAACAATGTTATTCTTAGGTGGTTGGGCAATGATGGGCGCTTTGACTGGACTAGATATTGTAGTTCCAGTTACACAAGAACAAGGATTCAGTTTCCTTGGTCTAATTGATACTAAGAAAACAGTTACTGAATTCTATACATTCGAAAATGCTATTGTACATTTTGAATGGTTGAAGATTTCTATACTTGCCGCAGGTTCATTCTACTTAGGTAAGTCTTAATGTTTGACTATCAAGCAAAGGTTAAACGAGTTGTTGATGGCGATACACTTGATGCTTATATTGACTTAGGTTTTGATGTGTGGACCACCAAACGAATTCGATTTATGGGTATTGATACTCCAGAATCCCGCACACGTGACTTGACTGAAAAACGTTTCGGTAAAGGTGCTAAGCATAGATTAGTATCTATCCTTGAAGCAAACGATAATGTATTCACACTCAAATCGCACGGCACTGGAAAGTTCGGTCGTGTGCTAGGTGAGTTGTTTGTAGAGTCTATTGAAGGATCTATAAATAGTAAACTAATTGAAGAAGGACACGCAGTTGCATACTTCGGTGGATCTAAACAAGAAGTTAAGGATGCGTTGATGGAAGCACGAAACTTATCTACAGAATACGTGCATAAACATATTGAAGAAATTAAATAATGAGTAACACATGGGTAAAAACTATCTAGGTAACACCAACCTCAAGGGAAAGGGTCAAAAGTTTAACTGGACTAAGAAACGGTTAAAAGAGTACATGAAGTGTGCTGAAGACCCTATATACTTTGCTGAGGAATACATTAAGATCGTGCATGTCGATCACGGGTTAATCCCCATTAAAATGTATGAGTATCAGAAAGAGATAACCAACCTCATCACGGACAACCGTAGAGTTACCGTTGTTACCTCAAGACAAGCAGGTAAAACTACTGTTGCTGCTGCAGTTATCCTACACTACGTTCTATTCAACGAACATAAACTCATAGCATTACTTGCTAATAAAGGTGACAGTGCTAGAGAAATCCTTGACCGTATTAAGATTGCATATGAAGCATTACCTAAATGGTTACAGCAAGGTGTTGTAGAATGGAATAAAGGTTCTGTTGAATTTGAAAATGGTTCTAAGATTGTTGCAGCGGCTACTTCCTCGAGTGCTATTCGTGGTAAGTCAGTATCATTTCTATACATTGATGAGGCAGCCTTTGTTGAAAATTGGGAAGAGTTTTCTAGTGCGGTACTACCTACAATTTCGTCTGGTAAAACTACTAAGACATTATATACTTCTACACCAAATGGTTTAAATCATTTTCATAAAACTTGTAGTGGTGCTAAGGAAGGCACTAACGGATTTAAATTTGTTGAAGTTCCTTGGCAGAAAGTTCCTGGACGTGATGCTGAATGGAAGCAGGAAACTCTTGCTGCTATGGATTTTGACACACAGAAGTTTGCACAAGAGTATTCGTGCCAATTCCTTGGTAGTTCTAATACCTTAATTGATGGTGGCAAACTAAAAACACTTGTATCATTGACACCTATTAAAGAAGGACAAGGCATTTCGATGTATGTTGAACCTGAGAAAGACCATGCATATGCATGTGTAGTGGATGTGTCAAGAGGTAAAGGTTTAGATTACTCAGCATTCCAAATTATAGATGTATCTGAAATGCCATATAAACAGGTGTGTGTATTCAGAGATAACTTTGTGACACCTGTTGAATATGCCGAAATCATATATAGAACTGCTATGTTATATAATGAGGCAACTTGTTTAATTGAGATTAATGATATTGGTGAGCAGGTGTCTGAGTTATTACACTACGAATTTGAATATGAGAATATTCTATTCACTGAAAGTGCTGGACGTGCAGGAAGAAGAATCTCAGCTGGTTTCAGTAAAGGTGTTGATAAAGGTATAAGGACAACTAAGACTGTTAAGAGTATTGGTTGTTCAATCTTAAAGTTATTAGTTGAACAAGAGCAATTAATTATTAACGACCACAATACAATTGAAGAGTTATCTAGATTCTCAAGGAAAGGCAGTTCGTATGAGGCAGAGTCAGGAACTCACGACGACTTAGTTATGTGTCTTGTATTATTTGCATGGTTAAGTAACCAAGCATACTTTAAAGATATAACAGATATTCAAACCTTATCTAAACTAAGAGAAAGAACAGAAGAAGAATTGATGAGTGATTTATTGCCTTTCGGTATTGTAGATGATGGTATTGTAGAAGATGACATAATTGAACTTCCACAACATAATGATTGGATGAACAGTTCTGAGGATAGATTTGACTCGGGATGGTAAATACTATTATATTATAAATAAAAGCATAGAATCAAATTAAAAAGCAAACACAGGAGAACCTAATATGCCTTTCCAAGTAAGTCCAGGTGTTAATGTAAGCGAAACCGATCTTACAACAGTCGTACCAGCAGTAAGCACCACAGAAGGTGCAATCGCAGGTCATTTTAGTTGGGGTCCAGTTAATCAACGTGTTTTAGTTGATACTGAAGATCGTTTAGTAGACATTTTCAACAAACCTAACGCAAATACTGCAGATGATTTTTTCACTGCAGCAAACTTTCTTTCATATGGTAGTGCATTATACACGGTTCGTGTAGTAAATGGTGCTAACAATGCTACTTCAGGTACAGTTGGTACTTATGTTGAAGGTGAAGACTATTACAATGAAACATATGCTAATCAATCACTTCACGGTGACTGGGTTGCTAAGTATCCTGGTGAATTAGGTAATTCATTAAAGGTATCTGTATGTCAAACTGCAGCAGCATGGGAATCCACGGTTGCTACAAGTTACTATGCTACTAGAAACAGTGATACTGTCTCTCTCGCTGGTAGTGGTATTGGTGCTTCAAATACTGAAACATCTTTCGTAGTTGGTGATATTCTTTTACTTGGTCCAGATAAGGAACAAAGAAAAGTTAAGACAGTGTCAGGTAACACAGTTACATTGACTTCTAACTACACTGGTAATACAGTATCAAATTATACTACTGACATTACTAGACGTTGGGAATTCTCAAATAACTTTGATTCTGCTCCAGGCACTTCTACTTTTGCCACTGATGTAAGTGGTGTTACTGATGAAGTACACGTTGCTGTTGCTGATGAAGACGGTGTTATCACTGGTGCTTCTGGTTCAGTTCTAGAAGTATATGAAGGTTTATCGGTTGCAACTGATGCTAAGACTGATCAAGGTGCTAGCAATTACTACAAAACTGTTATCAATCAACAATCAAGTAATATTTGGTTTGGTGCTCATAACTCAAGTTTAACTAACAGTGGTAAGAAAGCATCTGGTTTAACGTTTGCTGGTAATGCTCTTCCAGTATCTTCTAGTATGACTAACGGTAAAGATGGTTTAACACCTTCTTCTGCTCAAAGGATTGCTGGTTATGATAAGTTTAAGTCTGCTGAAGATGTAGATATCTCGTTAATTCTAGGTTCTAGTGCTGATGCGACTACAGCAGAACATATAATCACTAACGTTGCTGAGGTTCGTAAAGACTGTTTAGCAGTCATCTCACCTGAACGTGCTGATGTTGTTAATAACAATGGTTATGAAGGTAAAGAACGTGATGACATTATTTCGTTTAGAGATAGTTTAACATCTTCTTCATATGCAGTTATGGACTCAGGTTGGAAATACCAATATGACAAGTATAACGATGTTTACCGTTATGTGCCATTGAATGCTGATACAGCAGGTCTAATGGTTCAAACCGATTCAACTCGTGACCCATGGTTCTCTCCTGCTGGATTTAATCGTGGTAACGTTAAGAACGTTGTACGTTTAGCATACAATCCAACTAAGGCAGATCGTGATCAATTATATAAGAAAGGTATTAACCCTGTAACTACATTCCCTGGACAGGGTACTGTATTATATGGTGATAAGACTATGTTATCTAAACCATCTGCATTTGACCGTATTAACGTTCGTAGATTGTTTATTGTTCTTGAGAAAGCAGTTAGTACTGCATCTAAATTCACTATGTTTGAATTCAATGATGACTTTACTCGTGCTCAGTTTAGAAACTTAGTTGAACCATTCTTAAGAGATGTACAAGGTAGACGTGGTATTACAGACTTTAAAGTAGTTTGTGATACTTCAAATAATACTACTGGTGTTATTGAAAGAAATGAGTTTGTAGGTGATATTTATGTTAAACCTTCTCGTTCTATCAACTTTATTCAGTTAAACTTTGTTGCAGTTAGATCTGGTGTAGAGTTCTCTGAGATTGTTGGACGTTCAACCTAAATAGAATATAAAGGAGAAATAATATGGCATTTAATGTAAATTCGTTTTCGGGTGCACTAAAAGAGGGTGGAGCAAGAAATGCTCTATTCGAGGTAACAATCACTAACCCGATTGACGGTGCTGCCGATGTTCAAGTTCCATTTATGGTTAAGTCTGCTCAAATTCCTGCCTCAACTTTAGGTACAATCGAAGTTCCATACTTCGGTCGTCAAATCAAGTTAGCAGGTAACAGAACTTATGCAGAATGGACACCGACTATTATCAATGATGAAGACTTCGCGATTAGAAATAATCTTGAGAAGTGGTCAAACGCAATCAACTCTGCTCAAGGTAACTTGAGAACTGCTGGTGGTTCTGCCCCATCATTATATAAGTCTAATGCACAAGTAACACAGTTTAGTAAGACTGGTGAAGTTTTAAGAACATATAACTTTGTTGGTCTCTATCCTTCTGAAGTTTCTACAATTGACCTATCATGGGAAACTGAAGGAATTGAAGAGTACACTGTAACATTCCAGTATGATTACTGGGAAGTTGTTGGTGGTTCAACTGGCGATGCTGGCGGTATCTAATACCGTTTAAAGTGATTCCAGGGTATATAAATATACATATACCCTTTTTATTATAAGAGAGAAAAATATGGCTATCGACTTATTCGGTTATTCAATCGGCAAAAAGGAGGAAACCCCTCCTTCAATTCAATCATTCGCACCACCCACTAACGACGATGCTGCAGTTGCAGTCACCGAAGGTGGATTCTTTGGTACGTCTATTGATATGGAGCAATCCACTAAGACTGAGACAGTCCTTATTACTAAGTATAGGGATATATCACAACAACCTGAGTGTCAACGTGCAGTTGATGATGTTATTAATGAAGCAATCATTAGTGATGAAGACGGTTCTCCAGTTGAAATTGTTCTAGATGACGTAAACCAACCAGACGAAGTTAAGGATCGTATTCGTGAAGAGTATGAAGGCATCCTAAAACTTCTACAATTCAATACCAAAGCATATGACATTTTTAGTAAATGGTATGTAGATGGTCGTTTGTATTATCATCTAATGATTGATACGAAGAAAACTAAAGAAGGTATTCAAGAGATTCGTTACATCGATCCACGTAGAATTAAAAAGGTACGTGCAGAGAAACGTCAGAAAGAAGCACCTCTTAACTCTAAAAACATATTCAATAAGAAGTACAACGAATATTATATCTACTCACCTAAAGGTGTTAAAGCAGGTAACGAGGGTGTTAAGATTGCTACTGATTCAATTGCTTATGTTCATTCAGGTATATTGAACGGTGACAATTCTGCTGTATTGGGGCATCTACATAAAGCAATCAAACCATTAAACCAATTACGCATGCTGGAAGACGCAACGGTTATCTACCGACTTGCTCGTGCTCCAGAACGCAGAATCTTCTATATTGATGTTGGTAACTTGCCGAAGGGTAAAGCAGAACAATATCTAAGAGATATGATGGCGAAGCATAAGAATAAACTTGTGTACGACGCAAACACTGGTGAAGTGAAAGACGATCGTAAGTTTATGACTATGCTTGAGGATTACTGGTTGCCTAGACGTGAGGGTGGTCGTGGTACTGAGATTACTACACTTCCTTCAGGTCAGAACCTTGGTGAATTAGATGATGTATTATATTTCCGTAAGAAACTATACGAATCGTTAAATGTTCCATCAACTAGACTGGAATCAGAAGCACAGTTTAATATGGGTCGTGCTAACGAAATTACTAGAGATGAGTTAAAGTTTAGCAAATTCATCAAACGTCTTAGAACTAGGTTCTCTGAGTTATTTAATATCATCCTTGAGAAGCAATTACTATTAAAAGGTGTTATCACTAAAGCAGAATGGTTAGAGATGAAAGACTCTATCAATTACGATTTTATGGAAGATAACTACTTCGCCGAACTTAAAGAAGGTGAAGTGCTTAGAGAACGTCTATCACTATTACGTGATGTTGATGAATACACTGGTAAGTATTACTCTACCGAATGGATTAGAACTGAAGTTCTTAAACAGAGTGAAGATGATATTAAACAGATTGATAAGCAGATTGAAGCAGAAGCACCTGAAGAGGGTGAAGAAGAAGATGAGGACTTCTAAATATTATAAATATTCAAAAGGAGAATTACTATGAGCGAATACACTATGAATGATGCAGTATCAATGGCAGGTGATGGTAATGCATCACAATTTAAGGATACGGTAGGTTCTCTTTTAATGGACAAAATTAAAGATTCAGTTGCAATTAAGAAACACGAAGTTGCTGCTAATTTTATGAACGATATAGAGGACAGTCAAGATGAAGACATTTAAAAGTTTTATTAACGAAGGGTCTATTGCCCAAGACTACGTCGCACCGAAAGATAGTGATGATGAAGTAAAGGATATCAAACCCCGTTCTAAGGGTGAGGAAGACTTTAAAAATACACATAAAATGACTCACACTAAGCACCCTGTTGCTGGTGATCATCAGTTTGATGGTTCTATCAAAGGTATTAATGAAGATGTTGAACTTAATGAGAAATCGTATAAACAAGTTTTTGATTTAAAGAAAGGAAGTGCTCGTGTACGTGCATTCTTATACAATGATGGTGAGTATGTAGCATATTTCACTGGTAATGGTGAAACTTCAGTTGGTATTCCTGGAAACAAACTAGATAAAAAATGGTTGAAAACTAAATTAGATAAGTTTTCTAAGTCAGGGTTAATTGGTGAAGAAGTTTGTGCATGTAGTAATGAGAAAGAAGCATATGATAAGGCATCTGAAAACGATAGTCCTAATGCTGGCGCATTACAAGACAAACTTAAAGCATGTATTGAAAGAGAAAAGTCACAGAACGAATCAGTTGAAGTTAATGAAGATGCTTGGTCTGACTTACAAACTATTGTTAAAACACTTGCATCAAAGAATTCATCAGGAAAGGTTAAATTTGCCAACGGTAAACAAGAAACAGTTGATATGGGAACTGCTAAACAAATCGTTACAGTTTTAAATAAACTCAACCCTAATAATAAGAAGAAAGCAATTGCTACACTAAACAAAGATCCTGCTGGATTGATGAAAGTGTTAGACATCGTACATAAGGCATAATATGAAACCATTAGCAAATACAGTAGCAACAGGATCAGCAACTAACGTATATAAAGCAACTGCTGTTTATATTGCTAACGACGGTACTGCTAGAACTTTAACGGTTGCTAACACTGCTATCGATAACGGTAACGGTCAGAATGGAAATTACGCAGGTGGTTCTGTTACAATCAGAATCCCAGCAAACGGTTCATTAGTTATTCGTAAACGTCCTAATGATACTATAATTTGTAATGCTGCAACTTATGCTACGGCAGTTGCAGAGAACGGAGCATAACTATGAGATTATTATCAGAAGTACACGAGGATATAAACTATATCACAGAAGCAAAGGAAGATGGAAAGGATAACTTTTTCATTGAAGGCGTGTTTATGCAAGGTAACTTTAAGAACCGTAATGGTAGAGTTTACCCAACTGAGATCTTAGAGAAAGAAGTTGCTCGTTACAACAAAGAATATGTAGACAAGAATCGTGCTTACGGTGAACTTGGTCATCCACAAGGTCCGACAATTAATCTAGAGAGAGTATCTCATATGATTACTAAGTTGGAAAGAGATGGCGATAACTTCGTAGGTAAAGCAAAGATTATGACCGAAACACCTTACGGTGCTATCGTTAAGTCATTAATAAAAGAAGGTGCTCAATTAGGTGTTTCGTCAAGAGGCATGGGAACACTTTCTGCAGGTAAGGGTGGTGTACAACAGGTCGGTAAGGATTTCTATCTAGCAACTGCTGGTGATATCGTTGCTGATCCAAGTGCCCCACTTGCCTTTGTCGAGGGTATTATGGAAGAAAGGGAATGGATCTTCGAAAATGGTATCTGGTCAGTACAGCAAGCAGAGAATATGAAAGAGCAGGTGATTAAAATGTCTGTTCAAGAAGTAGAAGATAAGAAGTTTAAGATCTTCGAAACCTTTCTAAACTCTCTGAATAAGTAAAATAGTTATTATTATAAATAATTGTTAATATAAAGAAACTTTTTAATAGGAGCATTCAAAAATGTCTGAAAAAGAATTAAACGAATTAGAGTTAGAGGAAGCGAAGGCATCATTTGGTGTGGATGCTGAAGTACCAGATCCGAAGACTAAAGAAATGACACCTCCAGGTGCTAAACCTGAAGATGAAGATAAGAAAGATAACCCAAAGCAAGGTTCATCTGTTAAGAAAACTAAGGTTGCTATGGTTACTGCCATGGTTGATGCTGTTAAAGGCATGAAGAAAGAAGACCTTGAGCATTCTTATAAAGATATCATGGCAGCATTACAAGTTGAAGGTTTTGAAAAAGACGATGAAGACGAAGATGATGCTGACGATAAAGATGATAAGAAAAAGAAGAAGTCTATCAAAGATATCAAGAAGATTGATACTGATGACGTAGATGTTGCTGAAGATATTAAAGCAATGTTTAACGGTGAAGACTTATCTGAAGATTTCATTGCTAAAGCAACTACTATCTTTGAATCTGCAATCGTATCTAAAGTAAATGACATTTTAGAGTCAGTTACTATTGACATGGAAGCAGACCTTGAAGTTGAGAAAGCAGAAATTACTGAGTCTTTAACTACTAAGTTAGATGACTACTTAGAATATGTTTCTGAAGAATGGATGAAGGAAAACGAACTTGCTGTTGAAACTGGCATCAAGAACGAAATTACTGAAAACTTTATGACTGGTCTTAAAGACTTATTCACTGAAAACTACATTGACATTCCTGAAGAGAAAGTTGACTTAGTAAATGAAATGGCATTGAAGTTAGAAGAAATGGAAAATTCTCTTAACGAAGAAATGGAAAAGAACATTGAACTAAAGAAAGATATTACTGAATCAAATCAAAATGAGATTCTAGCAAATGTTTCTGATAGTTTAACCGAATCACAAGCAATCAAACTTAAATCACTTGCTGAAGGTGTAGATTTTGATAATGCTGATTCTTATGTAGAAAAACTTGAAACACTGAAGGAAAACTACTTCCCAACGGAAGAAGTAATTGCTGAAGACCTAGATGATGAACCTCTGGAAATTGATAATGATGTAACATCTGTTGATCCAGAAATGTCTGCTTATATGAGTGCTATTACAAATAGTATTCGATAAGTTTAAATTTTTAAAAAATACAAATAACGGAGAAACAAATGACTCAATCAAACTTGCTAAATAAGTGGCAGCCAGTTCTTGAGCATCCTGAACTAGATAAAATCACGGATGCACACAAGAAGGCAACTATTGCTACTTTGCTAGAAAACCAAGAAATCGCTGCCAGAGAGCAGTCTAATCAAGGTGGCAACTTTGCCCCTACTTTACTAGGTGAAGCATCACCTGCAAACGCTATGGGTGGTTCTTCATCTACTGCATCTGCAGGTAACGTAGATATCTTCGATCCAGTGTTAATATCACTAGTTCGTCGTTCTATGCCTAACCTAATTGCATATGATATCGCTGGTGTTCAACCAATGACTGGTCCTACTGGACTTATCTTTGCTATGCGTTCTAAGTACTCTTCACAAAGTGGTACTGAAGCAATGTTCAATGAAGCAAATACTTCATTCTCTGCATCTGCTTCTGGTAATACTGCTTCATTAGGTGTTGCTAACGGTGCTGCAGGTACTGCTCAAACTGGTTCTGATCCTTCGGATCGTGCTTCTGGTTCTGGCTATACTGTTGAAACTGGTATGTCTACTGCTGATGCTGAAAAACTTGGTGATACTGCTAATAACGGTTTCAACGAGATGGCATTCTCAATCGAGAAAGTTGCAGTTACTGCAGTTACTCGTGCGTTGAAAGCAGAATACACTATGGAACTTGCTCAAGATCTTAAAGCAGTACATGGTTTAGATGCTGAGACTGAATTATCTAACATCTTATCTGCTGAAATCCTTTCAGAGATTAACCGTGAAGTAATTCGTACAATTAACTACTCTGCTGTAGCAGGTGCTCAAAAGAACACTACTACTGCTGGTACTTTCGACTTAGATACTGATTCTAATGGTCGTTGGTCTGTAGAGAAGTTTAAAGGTCTTATGTTCCAAATCGAACGTGATGCTAACGAAATTGCTAAAGCAACTCGTCGTGGTAAGGGTAATATTATGATCACTTCATCTGACGTTGCTTCTGCACTTCAAATGGCTGGTGTTCTAGATTACACTCCTGCGTTGAATAACAACTTACAAGTAGATGATACTGGTAATACGTTTGCTGGTGTTATGAATGGTCGTATCAAAGTTTACATTGATCCGTACTTCTCAGATGCAACTAACAACTACTACACAATGGGTTACAAAGGTTCTTCTGCATTCGATGCTGGTATCTTCTACTGCCCATACGTTCCTTTACAAATGGTTCGTGCAGTTGGTGAGAACTCTTTCCAACCTAAGATTGGCTTCAAGACTCGTTACGGCATGGTTTCAAACCCATTTGCTACTAACGATGCTAATGGTGTTGCTGCTCGTTTAGGTACTGGAGATGGTAACATCTACTACCGTTTGACTAAGATTACTAACTTAATGTAATCACTAGTTAAACCCTAGATAAAACCTCAACTTCGGTTGGGGTTTTTTTTCGCATTCTTTTCAGTGTTATAAATAGGTTTGTAATGTTGTGTAGCAATTCCAATATAGGAGAAATATATGGAATTGAATAGTTTAGGCTATGCACTAAATACATTGTACTTCCTTGTCTCAGCAGTCTTAGTGATGTGGATGGCAGCAGGTTTTACAATGTTAGAAGCAGGATCGGTTCGTTCGAAGAACGTAACTGAGATCCTTATAAAAAACGTAGCACTTTATAGTGTTGCGTCATTAACCTTCTTGTTTGTGGGTTACGAATTAATGTACGGTGGATGGAATGCTCCAGAAGACCACGCATTGATGAGTGACTTTTTCTTTCAAGTAGTATTTGTAGCAACAGCAATGTCAGTGGTTTCTGGCGCTGTTGCTGAACGTAAGAAACTATGGTCATTCTTAGTTTTCGCAGCAATCTTTACTGCTGTGATTTACCCAATTCAAGGTTCTTGGAGTTGGGGTGGTGGCTGGTTGTCAGAAGTAGGATTCTTTGACTTTGCAGGTTCGGGAATTGTACACATGGCAGGTGCTGCAGCTGCATTAGCGGCAGTACTACTAATTGGTCCACGTAAGGGTAAGTATGATAAGAACGGAAATCCCGTTGCTATCCACGGTTCTAGTACAACGCAAGTTGCTCTAGGTACACTTATTCTTTGGATGGGCTGGTTTGGTTTTAATGGTGGTTCACAGTTAAGTATTTTAGGATTAGACAATGCTAACGCAGTTGCTCAAATCTTTGTTAATACTAATACTGCGGCTGCTGCAGGTTTACTGAGTGCAATGGTGCTCTCAAAACTTTGGTTAAAGAAGACCGTTTTGAATGTGACTCTGAATGGTGCATTAGCAGGACTGGTAGTTATTACAGCAGATCCTCTAACACCTTCACCTGAAATCGCTGCATTATATGGTGCGATTGGTGGTTTGATTGTTCCTATTTCTATGGCATTGCTAGAGAAGTGGGGTATTGATGACCCAGTGGGTGCAATCAGTGTTCACGGAGTAGCAGGTATTGTGGGACTAATGTTGGTTCCAATTTTAAATACTGATGCTACATTATATGGACAAGCAGTTGGTACTGGTGCAATCTTCGGATTTGTATTTGGTACTTCACTAATTGTCTGGTACTTACTCAAAAAGACTATTGGTCTGAGAGTAGGTGAAGATGAAGAACTTGCTGGTTCTGATATGTGGGAGACTGGTTCTTCTGCTTATCCAGAATTTATGGATAACAGCAAGTAGATCTTTAATCATTGTTACGCAACATGCCCAATCCCTCTTAATTGAGGGATTTTTTTCGTGTTATAAATATAGTACAAGGAATTTACCCGACACATTATGCCTACAGAACCTACTAACAAAAGTTTACTATCCCCAATTGGATTCAGATTCACAATCCAAAAACTTCCTCACGTAAACTATTTCTGTACTGCTGCATCTATTCCAGATATGGCACTTGGGCGTATTGACAGTGTTACGAATCCCTTCAACAAACTACCTATTCCGTCAACTAAATTAGAATTCAGTGATTTGTCTATCAAGTTTAAGATTGATGAGGATATGAAGAATTACCGTGAGATATTTGATTGGATGAATGCTTTAGGATTCCCTGACAGTTATGACCAAAAGTCTAAATGGGCAGATACATATTCTGATGCTTCATTAATTATTATGACTTCTCAGTATCAACCTAATATTGAAATTAAGTTTATTGACTTGTATCCTTCTAATCTTGCATCAGTTGAATTTGATATTTCTGGTTCTGATATTGAATTCTTATCTGGTGATGTAACATTTAATTATCGTTCTTATCAGATTAACTCTATAACATAGATTAAACCTTTTCAAAGAGGCACACCTCTATTATACTACTAAATCGGTGATAAGTAAAGTTTTAAGGCAATTAATTTTATAGAGTGTAACTTTACTTCTAATACCTTTTAAGGTATAATTATATTATGAACATCGAACAAATCGTTTCTGAATGGAACAAAGACTCAAAAATAGATGACACTGAATTAGGATCTGAAAGTTCTAAGATCCCAATGGTGCACAACAAGTATCTTAAATACTATATGGGTGAACGTGTACAACTTATTAAGTTAAAGGGTAAGCATAAGAAAACTCATAGAACCTTGCTTGAGTATTACCTTGGTGAGTTAGATAGACACGAATTACAAGAGATGGGTCGTGAGCAATTCTTTAAGAAGTTATTGAAGAATGAAGTCGGCACCTATATTGAGTCAGATGATATGTTTATTGAATCGACAATCAAGGTTGCTATGCAAGAGGAAAAGGTATCATACCTAGACTCAATTATTAAAAGTTTAAACAATCGTGGGTTTCAGATTAAGTCAGCATTAGATTGGATGAAGTTTACCTCAGGTGGTTAATGGATATTATTGATATACACAAGAGGGATGAAGTTTATTTGAAACTTGAATGCGACCGTGGTGTTGCTATGGAGTTATCAGAATACTTCACATTCGAAGTTCCAGGTGCTAAGTTTATGCCTGCTGTGCGTAATAAGATTTGGGATGGTAAGATAAGGTTATTCAACGTAAACTCTATGCAAATCTATGTAGGTTTACTAGACCATATTAAGAGGTTTGCTAAGGATAGAGATTATCAAGTAAACATACACGATGGTCTTGAAGATACAATGGATATCCCATTGAATGGACTTGAGAAATACTTAACTGAGAAACGTTTCAAACCTAGAGATTATCAGTTGCGTGCAGTTGCTCATGCTATTAGAAAGAACAGAGCATTAATACTTTCCCCAACTGCATCGGGTAAATCCTTTATCATCTACTCACTACTAAAATACTATTTGAGAAAGGAATGTAAGAAGGTTTTGGTCGTCGTTCCAACCACTTCTTTGGTCTCACAGATGGATTCAGACTTCACTGATTATTCAGATGGTACGTTTTACGAAACTCATAAGATAATGTCGGGTCAGGATAAGGAGCATCCTACTGCAAGGGTTTTTATTTCCACATGGCAGAGCATATACAAACTCCCGAAGAAATACTTTGACCAGTTTGACGCGATCGTAGGAGACGAGGCACACCTCTTCAAAGCAAACAGTTTAACTAAGATTATGGAGAAATTGACCGACTGTA